GTCAAGACGAAAAAAGCATAGACGAGCGGTTGTAATACCTGACCAACACTTTCCAATTCATGACCAAGCGGCTGTGAATGTTGTTCTAAAGGCGATTGAACTTGTAAAACCTAATATTTTTATAAATTTAGGTGACTGCGGTGAGTGGGAAAGCGTCTCAGCTTGGAAATACAAGGGTAAGAAGTTGCCAGAACTTGAATATCAGTTACCTTTTATTGACAAAGAAATAGAAGAAGTCAATAAAGGTATAGATATGTTTGATAAAGTTCTTGATAAGGTAAAATGTAAAGAAAGATACATATGCGCAGGTAATCATGACGAGTGGTTGGATGCTTTTGTAGAAAGATATCCTTATATGAAGGACTATACGTTCAGAAAGGCGTGTAGGTGGGATGAACGTGGATATAAGTATCTAGCCTATAACCATCCACTACGAATTGGTAAACTTAACTTTATACATGGTGCATTTGCTACTGTAAACCATACAAAGAAGCATTTAGACACTTACGGCGCTAATATTGTTTATGGACATACACACGATATACAAAGAACTACAGGAACAAGGTTAAATGGTACAATAGGTTCTTGGTCACTAGGTTGTTTAAAAGATATGTCTAGAGATAAAAACAAGTGGTTAAAGGGTAGATTGCACAACTGGGCACATTGTTTTGGTATTATTGACTGGTTTGATACAGGAGATTTTAGATTGGATGTTGTCGACATTCACAAAGGAAAGACTTTCGTCTGGGGGCAGACGATAGATGGAAACCAGTAGGAGTAAACATGATTACTGTTTCCTATAACATCTATACTCGGAGGGGTGGCCTTGGGCACCTAATCGACAGGTTGGGAGAAGTGTAGATGCACACGAAGACTATTTCTCGTAATACAGAGTATCTTTATGAAAACGTTGATGAGTTTCGTACTGTATACCCTAATGAGAAACTAGTGTCCAATTGGAGAAAATCCAAAGAGGGACAATGGGTATTGACAGATGACTTACAAGTTTGTAGGATTCTTAAGCGTAGCAACATGAAAACAGGGGCAGGAAAGAATATGCCTTACGTCAGAACCATTTTAGGTACATACACTACGAACCCTAACGTAGAGATGGGTGGTCTACCACCAAAAAACATCTACTCGTTCTCAAACAACAAGTTCTGTAATAAACTTCGTGAAGAACGTACTAAACCCACAAACAAAGAGTTTCTGTTTGCTAAGTACGTGGCAAAGGGTATGAACCCAACAGAAGCTTATTTGCGTGTGTTTCCAACAAAAAAAGAAACCTATGCGAAAGAAACATCAAGAAGCTTACTTAAAACGAAAAGAGTACAAAAATTGGTTACTGAAGAAATAGAAGCGATACTTAGTGATATAGGAGCATCGAAACACTATTTACTTGAACAAACAAAAAATGTCATAGACAACATAGACGGTAAGGATGGAGACAAACTAAGAGCGATTGAATTGTTAATGAAAATTGCAAATATGTTTCCTAATGAGAAAAAGACTGAGTCATTGACAGTATTCCAAGGATTTAGTGAAGAACAGCTGAAACGATTGAATGGGGGAAAGGCGCAGGTACTGGCTCATGCTGAGAAAAGAATCGATGACACATCTCACACTTCATGACATTGGATTACATAGTTCTTTAGAAATTTGTATTGTTTGTGACAAACCGTTATTAGATACACAAAAAGTAGTGATGATGGACGTAATGAATGTTGTATCTGGATGGTTATGTCCTAAATGTACCGCTTGGTACGATTATGATGATAATTTATTAGATATTGGAGAAATAGATGTTTACTCTGATATCAGAGGTCATGCATGATAGATAATAAAGAAATTAATATTATATCTAACCTAAAGGAAAAAGATGAAGTTCTTGCGCGTTCTTATAACGACTTGTTATATTTTGGTAGGGCTTTTCTACCAACTGACTTCCTTAATAAAAGTGCGTCACCCGAATTTCACAAAGAAGTCGGTAACAAACTTATTGATACGAAACCTGGCGCACGTATTTGCAATATTCTCCCAAGAGGGTTTGGTAAATCGATTCTTTCAAAGGCTGCGATATTACACAAGATATGTTTTTCGCCGAAAGGAAACAGACAATTCATAGCATGGGTAGCTGAAGAACAGGGACAGGCTATTGACCATCTTAAATTTGTTAAGACACACTTAGAGTACAACGAATCAATTAGATACTACTTTGGTAATTTATCTGGTGACACGGTAGGTAATAGATGGACAGAAAAAGATATTGTGACTACCAAAGGGGACAGATTGATTGCGAAGGGTACGTCACAGAGACTACGTGGTCGTACGGAAATTGATGTTCGTTATACGGGTATCATACTTGATGACTTTGAATCTGAACTAAACACAAAGACTCCAGAACGTCGCGATGAGATTAAAAAGTGGATTGTATCTACGGTATTTCCTGCACTAGAAGAATCGCCTGGCAGAGAAGGGTGGATATGGTTATGCGGTACAATTGTTCATTATGATAGTTTTTTACAAATGGTTGTCGATGGTAGTAAACAGGCAAAGAAAGAAGAAAGAAAGTATCCTTGGGATGTTACGTTTTACAGAGCATTAGAAGATGGTAAATCTATATGGCCTGAACAGTTTCCTATATCTAAACTAGAATCTAAAAAACGCGAGTTTATTGAAGCTGGTCTTGTAAACAAGTTTGCTCAAGAGTACATGAATGATGCTAGAGACCTATCATCAGCATCATTTAAGACCGATAGAATACAATATCATGACGGAACATACAAAGTAATGGATAACTACAGTTATCTAGTGATACGTAATGAAGCAATACCTATCAATGTCTACATTGGTGTTGATATAGCTGCTACTGCTACACAAACATCAGATTTTCAAGTTATTATGGTTATTGGTGTAGATTCTAATAAAAATCGATATGTATTAGAATACTACAGAGAACGTATACCAACATTTGATTTACCACAAAAGATAATTGATTTAGCCCGTAAGTACAGTCCTGTACGACGAGTGACTATAGAAACAGTAGCTGCTCAAGAAATGGTAAGAGATATGGTTACTAGAATGGCAACAGAAGATAGAAGATTAATTCCTGGCATTTTCAAAGGAGTAAAACCTCCAGCGGGTATCAAAAAAGCAGATAGGTTAGAAACATCACTCGGGCCTGTTGTCAATAACAAAAAATTGTATATACGGAGAGAAATGACAGAACTCGTTGATGAGATGTTTGAACACCCAGTTCCAAAGAACGATGACTTAATGGATGCTTTGTATTATGCAGACTATTATGCAAAAGCACCAATTAGTTCTGCAATATCAATACAAGATATGAAACAAGGTAGAAAAGGTAGCAAAGTTAAGTCATATTACAACTGGATGACTGGTGCTCGACGATAATTGGAACTTTTCGACGAATTTAGCGTTATTTTCTTTAATATTACGCTATTTATTTTTAATTTAACTCAAAATAGAGAGTCTAGTATAATATGGCGGTAGAACTACACCCATTAGCACAAGAGAATCAAGAACTGCATAGAAGGTATAAGGATGCTCGTTCGGATTGGGAAACAGAAGCTCGTAATGACATTGATTTCTATCATGGTAATCATTTTACCACCGATGAGTCTAATGAACTACAATCACGTAATCAAGCTGACGTACCCATGGACAGGATATCTCCTGCAATTGAAAAACTCAAAAGTGTACTAACAGCTAAACCACCTGTATTTACAGCGATACCACGAGAAGACTCTGATGTTATGGTTTCTCATGCATGGAGAACAATACTAGGTTATATGTGGGAAACGTCTAATGGTGACGTGCAAATGAAGACAGCTATCCACGATTATGCCGTAACTGGTTTGGGTTATTTATATGTTTATGTCGATAATGAAGCGGATTTTGGAAAGGGTGAAGTTAAGTTTACTTCCGTTAATCCTTTTAGAGTGTATGTTCCTCCATCAAGTCGTGATAGATTTTTTCAAGATGCTGATTCGATTATACTATCAACTATTCTAACTGGAACACAAATAATTAACTTATATCCTTTCCTCGGGCCACAAATAGATGAAGAAACTGGGGAGGTAGTGCCAGGCATTATAGAAGACCTGTCGACATATAGAGAAGAAGATTATCCTTATGCTTCAAATAAAAACAGTATGCAGGTATTTACACCTGATGTTACAAAGGATTTAGATGAATATCAAAGTGAACGTTATCAAATTCTCGAACGTTTCTTCAAAACTAAAGTACCGTTCTATAGAGTTGTAGATACTCGGAGTGGCGAAGAAATGATATTAAATGAAGAAGAATTTGCAGCGTTCCTAAAAGAAAACCCAGGCGTATTCGAGCGTGGTTTAATGAGCTTTGAAGAAGTTCTACAGACCAGAATCGGAGTAATAGCAACTGTAGGAGAGGTAGTCTTGTACGAATCAATTCTCAATACAGACGTATACCCTATTGTTCCTCTCCCTAATATGTGGTCAGGTACACCTTATCCCAAATCCGACGTATCCCGCACACGACCCATGCAAAGATTACTCAATAAACTATGGTCACTAGCTCTATCCCACGCTCAAGCGTCAGCTGGTTTAAAACTTTTAGTACCTTTAGGAAGTGCTGTCAATGGTATAGACCAATTAGAAAAAGATTGGGCTAATCCTAATGCAGTTATAGAAATTGATACTTCTCAAGGGGAACCACATTATCCAGCTCCTACACCATTAGCAGCTGAGTACTACAGATTGATTGACCAAGCTGAGTTCTATATTGATTTTATATTTGGACTACCAGAAATGATGCATGGTTTTTCTGAGAAAGCTCCACAAACAGTACGTGGTACAGAACGAATGATGATGTTAGGTTCTGAACGTCCTAAATCTAAATTACGTGACATAGAATTTAGTTTGAACATACTTGGACGTATTATGTACGCGATGGGTAAGGGTCATTATACATTCAAAAAGATTTTTAGGTTAATACAACCAAACAACAACATTAATGAAATAACTGCAAACTTCTTTACAAGTATGGAAGAAACAGTTATAGATATAGCAAAAGACCGTAACCATATCGGTCAACATGATGTAAGAATTGAACCAGGCTCTACATTACCAACTAGTAAATGGGCTGAGTACGGTGTGTACTTTGAAGCATATCAAGCTGGATTGGTAGATAGAACTGAAGTCTTGAAAAAGAATCCTGAAATATTTGATAAGGAGAGTATTTTGTCAAGAATGAGTGAGATTGCACAGTTACAACAAGCAAATGCTTCGTTGGAACAACAAATCAAAACATTGCGAGGAGACTTGCAAACGGCACAAAGGGAGTCTGTCCAAGACAAGAAGCGAGTTGCGGTTGAGAAATTCAAACGTGATTTGACAGAAGTAAGGGCAGACGCGAAAGCAAACAAAAAAGTGCAAGCCAATAGGTTTGCAGATACAGTGAAGTTCGAGTTGGAGAAATTAAGACCTTTATCAGAGAATATGAATAATCCTGTAGAAACAGGTCTTGGTTCCGCTCCTGAAGAACCCGAAACATTGTAGAAAGGAAATTATGGAAGATTACATAGCTGAAGCAAATACCAGTGAAGACGTTGTTAGTGACGTTGTAGCTGGGACTGAGGAAACTAATCAGTTCGTTGATGATAATAGTGCATACGATGAGCGTGAATATGAAAATGTTGCTCAACCTGAACTGGAAACTGAGACTTCATCGGTAGATTGGCAAGGCGAAAGCAAAAAGTGGCAGTCATTATATGACAAATCACAAGACAACTTATCTAAGTTGGAAAACGCGTTGACCAAAGCGGTGGAGATGCAACAGACCAATCAGAACGCAACTGTTAATCAACAAACTAATCAAGTACCACAGGTATCTGAGGAGGAATTTAATCCTTGGGACGCCTATTACAAGCCGGATTCACCGTCTTATCAAATGAGAGTTGCTCAAGAGCAACAGTCGGTGTCAAGTGCTATTGAAGGTCATATGGCTCAAATGAATCAAAATATAGCCTTAAATAACACAATAAACGAGTTAAAAAATGTTCATAGGATGCCAGACGAAGACGTTAAAGATTTTTTACAGTTTGTTTCACAACCAAAAGAAAATGTTGGTTTAGACAATCTTGTTAAATTATGGAATGACGTTAACGGAAAAAGTGCATCTAGAAACATTTCAGACTCATTAGAAGCGGTAAGAAATTCAAAGAAAAACCCTGTAAGTCCTGGCTCTGTACAAGGTCAAGACCCAAGAACACGTCCTAAAAGTGAACAAGACGCTGCTTGGGAAGGAATTATGGGAGCTAATAACTTTGGACGATTATCATAATTTGTTAAACATATAAGGAGTATAAAATGGCAACTAATCAAGGAATCGTTAAGTCCTTCGATGTTACCCAAGCTTCATCTAATGCTCATGCTTCCGCTGTTGGTGGAACTCCTGACGTTAGAAGAATATATAACTTTGGAGACAGAGTAGCAGACTTAACACCCGAAGAATCGCCCTTTTTCGTATACTTAAGCAAAGTAAGCAAAGTACCAACTGATGATTCAGTATTTCGTTACCTAGAAGACCGTTCAAAAATTGATTGGACTAGTCGTGATTTCGCATTAGCCGCAGCTGTTAATGGTGGAAGTGCAGTATCTGCAGGTTCTACATATTCATTTTCAGTAGACGCTAATAGCGATTCTGTAGACTGGTTAATAAAAGGAATGGTATTTGCGGTAGAAACAGCTGATGGAAGCGCTGACAGTTCTGCTGATAAAGCAGCTGCTCAAGCTATTGTCAGAATTGAATCTGCACCTATTGACGGTGGTTCATCTACTACGTTTACTGGTAAAGTTATAAGTGTATCGAATTCAAGTGGTGGTACTGACTACAACAAACTGAAAAACAACGACAGATGTCAAGTTATTGGAACTTCTTTTGCGGAAGGTACAGGAGCTCCTGACGTTTTTTCAAGTCAAATTGATGATAACTATGGTTACACACAAATCTTTAAGACTGCGTGTGAAATGACCAACACAGCAATTGCAACTAAATACAGAGGTTACCCAAATGAGTGGGAACGTATTTGGTCAATGAAATTGCGTGAACATAAAGTTGATATTGAAAGAGCTATGTTGTTTTCACAAAAAGCACGTCAGAGCAACATTCAATATACTGAAGGTCTAATCGGACATATTCTAGTTAACTCAGATGCAACTGATTCAGGTGATTTAAGTTATACATCAGGTAAAGCGTATTTACGTTCTTTAACCTCTGCTAACTTAACTTACGACCAGTTACTATCTGACTTAGAAGTTGTATTCGACCCAGCAAGAGGTGGTAGTGGAGACAGACTTTGTCTTGCTAGTTTACCTGTAATTACTTTCTTTAACAAACTCGGTGATGGCGCATTT